ATGAACACATGGTGTTCACCCAACCATGTAGAGGGACCAAGAGAACTTCTTGGTAACGTGCTATGACGTAGCAACCGGAGTAGTTATGCAAAACCCATTTAAGTCTCTCCAGACGTCAATGGTGGCGTTATATCGCTTGCCTAGCGGTCAGTTAAAGTCTGACTAGACTTCTCACCTTTCCTTTCATCTGACGCCGAACTTAGGATCATCCTAGAGTAAATATCTCTGAGAGTGTTCACCGAAGGAGGAAGGGGCTCAATAAACTCAATCTCATACTGGATGTGCACTTCACCATATCTCAAAGTTGAACCAGTCCCCAGGGTACCGACAATCAACTGAGCTGGAATATAGATGTTTCCAGAATCACCAGCAGGTATAACAGACTTGTACTGATACCATTTGAGACCGAAATTTTGACAGTCAAGTCGAGTTGCGATTGCTCCAGCAGGGATGGGAGTGGTGGGACTTTCAGCGAGGAGTTTAGAACCACTAAAGCCTGACCACGGAGCGCCTGACACAAAACCATGCAAACTAGACATACCAGCGGTTCCAGTGGGTAGGACATCAGTATTGTCATACTGGAAACCCATTGCCACAGTTCCGGGAGTCGTAGAAGCGGTTTCGGGCACATACGTGGCTCTAAGCGATATCCACCTCCATTTAGAATAGAGGGATCCTTGTACAGCTAACCAGGTGAAAGTGTTAGGCGCGAGAGTAACAGAAGTGGCCGAGAAGTTAGTAGTCCCAGATTGGACTACCAAAACCACCTCCGAATGACGAACTGTAACCCCAGAGCGGCCATTGATTAACATGGGTCGCTTCCGGTATATCACAGCTCCAGCCATTGGGGCCATAACTGTAGAACTCTGCCCTTGCTGCGTCGACCTTCGGCGTCTCCGTCGTCGGGACCGAGCAGAAGTCTGCTCTTTCGGCAAGGTTGCCTGTATCATCTGCTTGACCTGATTCTTGGTGAGTTTCTTCGACATAGTCAGCAGGGTGATCTTCTTCCCAATATGTTTTGTCAGGGACCAGTCCTACCTGACAACAATAATCCTTTATCTTGGCCCACTTGGGACATGAGCCAAGTTCCCTTTCAAGATCATGAAAATTTTCAGAGGGAGAGTCTAGGAACCTGTACAAGGTTTTAGGCCAGCTTGTGAGCCAAAACTTGTTGCGGGAAATCAAATGTGAACAAAAGTTCACAGATCTCAACGCGCCGTCTGAATCAACATCACACAACTCGTATTCCTTACAAGTGTGTCCTAATTCCTCATACTTGCCTTTCGCGTCTCTCACATAACCCTCAACAGAATCATCCCCCATGGCTATTATCCAGGGGGCTCCAATTAGATAACCCATTAGGCACCTGATTCTGGAGTTGGAAGAGGAAGTGCAGTAGGAACCAGACTTCATGAGTCCAGGCTCAACTTGTTCATACAATTCCCCATTCGACAATTGGAAGCAAGAGAGCATAAAGCAGCGGTATCTGTTAACCATCAACCTCCGTAGACCATCATGCATATCTTCGCACAAAGAAATCCTCATGCTCAGATCGGCCCATAACTCCCATTCCTGCACAGACCAGTCAAATCCTGAAATGTCAGCCTCGGCCGCAGGGGCAATCTCGCTCTTTGCGAATAACTCATTCCACAACAAATCAGCTTGCGTACGAGCGCTCAGTCCCATTCCAGGTTTGGAAGGTATCTGATGCCATAAGGCTATCTCAAGCCTGTTCTGAGGACCAAACAATAATCTCTCGATTATCTGATCAACTATAGACACAGACGAAATAAGCCTAAAGCGACGCTCATTCAGCTTCTTCTTCGTATGGGGTTCCTGCTTGACGAACAATCGCACAGGATCCACTAAGTTAGCTCTAACGAGATCTGAAGCAGACATGCATAAAATCTCACTGGTTGGAGTGGAGGCAAGCAATAAAACTCGCCTCAACACTGCCTCAATTAAGAGGTCTTTGAAACGGGAGATGAGCTCACCATTGGTCTTTTCAAGTCTTGACCAGGGGGAGCCGGGGCTGGCTTTGTCGTTGATTTCCGGCGACGTCGTCGTCGCTTCGATTTGTTCCCTGAGGAGCTGGCGTTGACAGAAGTTTTCTCTCCTGAAGCAACGGTGGGCTCTACTTTTGGGGTACTTCTCAGCGAGGACTTCGCATTTACGCTCGGTTTGCTCTGGACAGGAGGTTCTCCGGAAACGGCTGGCTTGGAGGAGGAGGGAATCGAACTCGGCTTTAGAGCCTCTTTCTGGCCAATCATACTGTTTGAGTTCTGGGAAAACTTGCTCAGCAGAACTGATTGCTCCGCGAGCAGCGTGCTTAGGGCCCTCTCTAAACTTGCAAGACGAGACTCCAACATAGTTGAATCCCATCCCGCCGGTTTGAATAGCTCTGGGTTCTTCCCATCGCACGGCCTCAAGTTCTCGAAGGGCGGCTCCAATGTTTGGGCCGCCCTCTGGCAGTTTAAATTCCCCACTGTCTCTTTACCAGTTTGTTCACGGAAGCGGGCAAGGAAATCTTTCTCACGGATCGAGTCATAGAATTCATCATCACCTTCCTCTTGAAGATAGCAAGGTTTCCCTTTATTCTTAGAGGCGATGAGAGATATCTCATTCCGCGCCATTTTCCCTTTAACGTTTACCTCACCCCTAAGCTCAAAGTCGTCGAATTGGTAACCGCGAGACTCAATCTCATCTTCATCGATAAGAGAGACACCGATCTCCGAAAACGTCGTTTCCTTTGTTCTAAGGGCGAGGTGCAGCAACTTCGCTACATCAACCGCCTCATTTCTCTGCTCAGCCGCGGAAAAGCCAGTATGCAATCCCACTACGAAATTTTCAGAGTTGTAAAGCGGGGAGCCGCTCCATCCTGGAGCAGTTGAAGCGTTATGGGTCAGACGTAGGCTCAGATCAGGATCCTTTTCGGCTCGGCCCACAGAAGAGACCAATTCATCAGATCTACCTCCGTAAACCTTGACCACTTGCCCGGGCTTATGCCACAACAATTTAGCCGAACCAACCCCTATCGAGCTCCAATATTTGTTCGGAACTTTAATTAGGGCAAAGTCCAGCTTAGCGTGAGCAGCCTCAACATAACACTTGGCGTCCTTCACTGAGACCATCTTACTGGCTTTTGCCATTTGAAAATCACCAGTTACGAGAGACCAAACGTGGGAGGCTGTCAACAAGTAATCTGCGCCTTGCCAATTAACTCTAGAGCCCATACCGATTCTGACTCCATCGTTGTATAAGACAACGAGAGACTTTGGTTCAGCTCCAGAGGGTAGGGATGTGAATGGTACACCTATCATAGCTCCTTCCTTTACTACCCCTTGTGATATGTTTGGGGGAAAGGCTAGAGGCCACAAACTGGGTTGCACAACCACATTGAACTCTTTCGAGTTCCACAGACACTTGCAAACAACGCCATGAATTGGGTGGTAAGTTGGCGCGCCTACTATCCTAGCAACTTCAGGCTCATTGGGCTCATCTCGGACCACAATTTTCATGTAGTCTAGAGAGCGCCTGAACGGCCTGATTGTCAGCTCTAAGGAGACTAACATCACAGACATGGTGATCAGCCACCCGTAGCTCGGGTCCAGCATCATTGACACTACCAGCGCTAGAGTCATGGTTGCTGAAAGACACAACTGGACTAACTCGCTCAACATCTTTCTCAATTACAAAACAATTAAATGATTTGTAAGAAAATAAACGGAACCGAGTCCTAGTTAGTCTGGGGAGAACTGGACGATCCAGAGATGCCAACCTCGGAAAACTTTTGAAGAAATTCCTCTATGATGGCCTCAGAATCCGAATCAGAGTCTGACTCAATCCCCTCACAGTAATCACAACCTTCCACTTGGCAGTTGACGGTAGTAAAATCAGTGTAAGCGACCGTCGACCAATTCCTGGTGGGACAGATACACTGACTTTGATATTGGAAATCTCGGAGTTTTATGTCCTTGAACTCAACAAAATCAAAGAAAGCTCTACCGCACGAGCAAACAATGTGCAAATGCACACTGGTGACGTAGTCGTGATCGTACTCTCCGTAAAGAGTGCAGACAAATCCTTCGGATATCTTGTCTACGAACGTCTTCTTCCTCGCCACACAGACAGACCTTAGTCTCTTTCTGTTGCTCAAGTGCAGGATCTTTTCTACTTCAACATCAATGCTGGGCATATCAAAATATAATGGGTACTGAGTGCAAGACTTTCCCTTCAATATATTTTGT